GTTATACAAGTATCCAACGGCATCACCTTCCCCGCCACGCAATCTGCATCCTCAGACGCTAATACGCTGGATGATTATGAGGAGGGGACTTGGACACCGAGTATTGGTGGCACTGCTACTTACACGACACAAACTGGGCGGTACACCAAAGTTGGTCGGCTTGTCACTGTTGATTTTATTTTGGTCGTAAACACCATCGGAACAGGTTCGACGCAAGCTATTTCGGGCCTTCCGTTTTCAGCAAACGGGACAATCAAGAGTATTGGTTCTGTTGGGTACTTTGCTTCTTTGGCTACCAATGTTTTGTTCATATCTGCGTACACTCCGATATCCAACACAACCATTGCTTTCCAGTCTGCAACCGCAGCGGGAGGTACTGCAACACTTGACCCGGCTATTTTTGGTAATAGCGCAAGAATTGAAGGAACGATTACTTACTCCGTTTAACCACGCCGGACTAGTGTGATTGGATTAACGAAAGGAACTTAAATGATTACCAAAGAAACCGTAGTAGACCAGATCACTGTCGTTGAGAACGGCATTGTTCTTTACCGAGAAGCCACCAGGATCATTGAGGACGGTAACCTACTGACGCAGACTTACCACCGCTCATCCCTAACGCCGGGGCAAGACCTCACAGGCCAGCCAGAGAAGGTGGTAGCGATTGCTCAAGCAGCGTGGACACCAGAGGTTGTGGCGGCTTATGAAGCAGCGCAGTTGGCAGCGCAGCAGGCTGAATAAGGTGCATCATGACCTCCGGTGATTCCGAAGCCTTAAAACGCATTGAGGTTCACGAAGCCGTATGCGATGAACGATATGCGCAGATAAACGCCAGGCTAAAGCGCTTGGAGATGATTCTGATGACTACAGCGGGAACCAGCATACTTTTGCTGATCAACTTGGCGTTCAAGCTGAAATAGCATGATGACGCTCTTGTCAACGCTCCTGTCATTCTTAGCCGGGGGCGTGCCTAAGTTGCTTGATCTTTGGCAGGACTCCAAGGACAAGGCGCACGAGCTGGAACTTGCCCGTATGCAAAATGAACGTGAGCGCGAGTTAGCCGCCATGGGATTGCTTGCACAGCAACGCATCGAAGAGATTCATACCGAACAAGTTGCGATGCAAACGCAGGCCGAAGAGATGAAAGCGCTTTACGCTCATGACATTGCGATTGGCGAAGGAACAAGCCAGTGGGTGAAAAACGCCAGAGCGTTAGTGCGTCCCGTGTTGACCTATGGCATGTTTATGTTGCTTGTATTCGTTGAGATTGGCGGATTCTGGTACGCATGGACAACAAATGTTCCGTTTGACTTAATGCTTGATCAATTGTGGGATGACGATACGCAGCAGATTTGGGCCGCGATTGTGGCCTTTCACTTTGGGTCACGAGCATTTGCAAAATGATAAGCCCGCTTGCCCTCCAAATGATCAAGCATCACGAAGGTGTGCGTGCGCGGCCTTATCGCTGCCCGGCATTGCTTTGGACCGTTGGTGTGGGCCATGTCATTGAACCAGCGCATATCAACATCAAGATCGAAGAGCGCAAATATTTACCTATTCCATACGGATGGGATCGCACTTTATCTATGGCGGAAATTGACGAGATACTTACAAAGGACTTACAACGCTTTGAGGCTGGCGTATCACGACTATGTGCTGCTGGTCTTAATCAGTCTCGCCTTGATGCACTCGTCAGCTTTTCGTTTAATGTTGGGTTAGGCAACTTGCAGCGCAGCACATTAAGGATGCGCCATAATCGCGGTGACTATACGGGCGCAGCACTTGCGTTTAGAATGTGGACAAAAGCTGGCGGGAAAGAGTTGCCGGGCCTGGTCAAACGCCGCCGAGATGAAATGGCCCTCTACATGAGCAACTAATCATGCCACTTGTCCCCATCAAACTGCCGCCGGGAATCTACCGAAACGGAACCGAATACCAATCGCAAGGTAGGTGGTATGACGCCAATCTTGTACGCTGGTTTGAAGGAACGCTTCGCCCGATGGGTGGATGGCGCAAATGGTCAAACAACCAAACATCAGGTGTACCGCGAGGCATGTATGCTTGGCGCGATAACTCGGCCAATATATGGCTTGCTGTTGGTACCGCGTCAAAACTTTATGCCTATCAAGGCGATGGCGATCAGGCTGACATTACGCCAACAAGTTTTAGCACAGGGCGCACCGACGCTTTAGGTTCGACGGGTTACGGCAATCAAGATTATGGCGAACAAGCCTATGGCGTTGCACGCATTCCGGCAAGCAATAGCGGCGTATTGCCAGCCACCACCTGGTCGATGGATAACTGGGGCCAATATCTTGTGGCGTGTTCCGATTACGATGGCAAGCTTTACGAGTGGCAGTTAGACTTTGCCACGCCAACAAAAGCCGTTGCCATTACGAACGCGCCAACGAGTTGCAAGGGTTTGATTGTTTCCGAAGAGCGTTTTCTGTTTGCGCTTGGCGCTGGAGGCGATCCGCGTAAAGTGCAATGGTCGGACCAAGAAGACAACACGGTTTGGACGCCGGCAGCAACAAACCAGGCGGGTGACTTTATTCTTTCAACGCCAGGCTCGATCATTTGCGCCAGGCGCGTTAGAGGTGGTGTTTTAATCCTGACGGACGTTGATGCCCACTTAGCGCAGTACCAAGGTCCGCCATACGTTTATGGGTTTGAGAAAGTAGGGACAGGGTGTGGCGCTGTGGGTGTGTTGAGCGTTGCCGCCGCCGACACATTTGCCGTTTGGATGGGGTCATCTGGATTTTGGCTTTATGACGGTTACGTCAAACCGCTTCAATCGGATGTGTCTGACTTTGTGTTTCGTGACATTAACCGCACGCAAATCAGCAAAGTCAACGCGATTCATAATTCAAAGTTTGCCGAAATTATTTGGTTTTACCCGTCATCCGAATCAAACGAAATAGACAGTTATGTGGTGTGGAATTACCGCGAAAACCATTGGACAATTGGCACGTTGGCGCGTACTGTTGGAACCGGACAAGGTGTGTTTACATCGCCATTGATGTGCTCATCCGATGGTTATGTTTACGAACATGAGGCCGGATGGAACTATGACGGTCAAACGCCATATGCCGAATCAGGGCCATACCAAATCGGGATGGGTGACAATTTACTTGTGGCGGATCAACTGATACCGGATGACTTAACGCTTGGCGATGTAACGGCAACATTCAAAACGCGTTTATATCCAACCGCCACCGAAACAACGCATGGTCCGTATTCGTTAGCCAATCCAACATCAGTGCGTTTGCAGGGTAGGCAAATGAAAGTGCGAGTCAACGGAAACAACAATACTGATTGGCGCGTAGGTATTATGAGGTTTAACGCCAAGCCTGGTAGTAGGCGATGAAACTACCGCGTCCTGGCGTTGATTATGACCAGATCGAAGAGCAATCGTTTCGACGTGCCTTGGAGTTGGCTGACGCAATCAATCGCAAAAAGAACGCCAACATCGAAATGGGCCAGGATGAACTGATCATTATTCGGTCGCCAAACGGCACGCGTTACTACCTATCAGTTTCAAATGTTGGCGCGTTGAGCGCTACAACAATGTGAGGTAATCATGGCAACCAGTAATCAACTCTCATACACAGATTGGCTTGAAAATGTTCGTAAAGGGTACGGGTCTTCAGGTCAAGGTGCGCAGTCAGAAAAAGAAGTTCCTGTTGTATGGCGTGACCCAAGCTCAGGGTTTGGTATAGGAGTTGCCGTTGATGGCAATCAAGTTGAAAAACTTGTGTACTTCAACCCACAAGGTTACAAACTTCGCTCAAGTATTTTTACTGCTGAAGAGTTATACAAAAATGCTAGCGAGTTTGGTATTGGACTTGATCAAATTGGAGGTCTTGGCACAAAACTTGATACCGCTGGTCTTAAATACAAACCAGGCGAGTTGTACGCCGGTGTTGGATCAAACTTAGGTATTAACTTTTCAGACGTTCAGCAAGGCAAATTAGGGTCGGCTTACGATTGGACGCAAGACCCGTTCGCATCGCAAAAAGGTCCGGGCGCTATGGATCGGCTTGCCGAGTCTCAAGCACTTGCTGAAAGACTTGGGATCAAGCGTGAAACGTCAGAAAATCTAGCGCAAATCAATTCTTATGTAGGACCGTCTGGAACAAGAAATTTTGCAGTGGTGGTGCCAAGCATTTCAGGCTCGCCCACTGTTTCATATTACGCCACGCAAGAAGAGGCTGATGCTGCCAAGTATTTATATGGAGGAACGGTATACAATTTAGCCGAAACCGGCGGGATAGGGCTAGAATCGCAGCCCGCGCAACAGCAACAAACGCAAAACTTGCAGCAACAAGCGCAAACTACGCAACAGCAGTCGCCGAGAACGCAACAAATTCTGTCTCTATTGCCTGCCGATTGGAACACTTACACGCCAGCCAACAAACGTTTCTGGTTTGAATCGAATGGCGTAACAAGGGCTGACTTAGAGGCAGCAGGCATTCCTCAAACAGATATAAACGCGCTTTATGCACAGGCGGCAGTAGAAAAAAAAAGTAATCAAGCGGCAACAGGTTTGCTTGACACAAACAACCAAACGACAAATGTAGCGGATCAATCTACAACAGGTTTGCTAAATGCAAACATTTCACTTGCTGATGCAAGTGCCGTATTTCAAAGTCTGTTTGGAAAAGCCCCAAACGAACAACAACTTAGAAACTTTGCATCGATAGCGGCAAACGATCCAAGGCTAGCATCACGCAGTGCGTTTGAGGCTTACTTAAGGGGCACGCCTGATTATTTGGCGTTACAACAACAACAGCAACAACAACAGCAACAACAAACACAACAGCAGCAAGGGCTTACAAACATAACGCAGCAACAAGCCATTGATACGTTTAAAAGCATTTTTGGACGCGTGCCGAACTCAACCGAGTTGGCTAATTTTTTGGCTTATCAACGCGGTTCAACGCCATTCACAAGCACTGATGCTTTGGCCGCATATTTGCGCAGCACGCCTGACTTTGCGGCGTATCAAGCGCGTCAAGCGTTGCCGCCAATGACGTATGGCCGAGCTGTTGTGCCTCAATCGCAATTGCAATACGGTTATGGACCTGAGCAAGGTTTACTTACCAACATCAAAGGTCCGACAGGTCAACAAATCCAGAACCAAATGGATGCTTTTTATGCGGCATCTTATGGCGGCACACCAACCGCTGGATTGCTTGCGCCGGCTATCGCTCAAATGGCGAACCAGCAACAACCGCCAAACTTTTACGCTATGCCAACGGGTGCGCCATCAATGCAAGAGTTGACGCAACGCGCTCAAGGGTTGCTTGATCAGGGTTACACCATGGCCGATTTGCGTTCACAGGCTATGCAAAACAATTTATCGCCACAAGTTACTGGCGCCATTTTGTCAAATGTTCAACAGGGTGGCGCAACGCCTTACTTGCAAGGTTTGTTATCAGGTGAGTTGCCTTTAGTGGCAGGTCAGAATTTATTGGCGGCTCGATGAACGCATATGATTTAAGCCATTGGGATCGATGCCGACCGTTTATTGAAGCGGCATTGCACTACACTGGCGGAACGCATACCATTGAGGATATAAAGCGTGCTGTTGACTCCAATGAAATGCAGTTTTGGCCTGGTCAACAATCCGCTGTCATCACCGAGATTCAGTGTTACCCACAAGCCAAAGGGATGCACTATTTCCTTGCAGGCGGGAACCTCGAAGAACTCTCAAGAATGCGCCCGATCCTTGAAAAGTGGGCGCTATCCATTGGATGCAATCGTGTGACACTTGCCGGAAGACGTGGTTGGCTGCGTACGTTTTTGGCGGACGAAGGTTATGAAGAGAAATGGACTGTCATGTCCAAGGAGTTGAAATT